CCAATGATCATGATTCAATGATTAAGAATATGATTGATCCAGGGTTCTGGATGCGTAAATTTAAGAAATCAGATGACGATGTAGAATACATGAAAGGTCTTTTAGGACAGGCTGGATTATAATGAAAACTTCATTCAAAATACCACACAGAATGTCAGCTAGTGTTAGCCAATGGATTGAAGAAAATGATTTACTTGAAGTAATTTCTTTTGAATGGACCACAAATACATTAACTTTCGATAACGAGGAAGATGCGACAGCATTTACTTTAAGATTTAAATTTGAACCAGATATTGTAGTAGGATATAGGGGACAGACTTCAATTGATATCTCGTATTATTATTGTCCATATATTCCGTTACAGATATGAAAAAAATAACGACAGATGTAGATATTGATGTTTTTAATCGGGATGGTATCTTAAGAGGTATTGAATGTATCTTTGGTAGAATTGATCGTCCAGATGGAAGTCATGAGAGACATAATACTGGTGTTTATTTTCAAAATATTCCACGTGACCCGGTTGCTAACGTAGCAACACTTGATCATAGGATTGCAAGGGATTATGGATATTTCAAGATTGACTTTTTAAATGTGAACATGTATGAAGGTGTTAGATCTGAAAAGCATTTGCTTGAACTAATAGAAAAAGAACCACCCTGGGATTTTTTCTTATTTGAAGAGATTACTGACAAGCTATTTCATTTGAAGGGACATAGTAATTTATTGATAGAGTATAAACCAAGGTCAATTGAAGATTTGGCCATGATTCTTGCAATCATACGTCCTGGAAAGTCGCATTTACAACATCAGAGTTGGGATACTATTAGGAAAGAAGTTTGGATTAAAGGTGACGATGCGTATCAGTTCAAAAGGGCCCACGGCATTGCCTACGCAACGGCTATAGTGGTAGACCTTAATTTACTGATAGAAAATCTGTCGAAAGATTAAGGGACTTTTCTGATTAGTTGAATTTGACGTTTTTTAATTCGTTTCTTCATAATATTATTTAGGCTCGTTACCGAGCCAAACATAATATCTACATCTTTGTTCACAATTGTTTTCATACAGTAACGAAACTGTTGCATCTGACCTTGCAAGAAAATATTGATAGGTAATAACCTATTGCTCTCCCACCACCAGATATCACCATTCTCAAGAAAAATTACTTTTTCTTCGGGACTGCGGATACATTCATAATCATAAAAGCTGATAATCCTATCGTCAGAATTTTGTATAATGCCAATATATTCATGTGTTTGGCATCTTATACCAGTGAGAAAAGGAAATTTTTCTCTGATTTCTTCTAAATTTATCATACCACTTATTTATATATTTGAGGCAGGAAAGAAACTTTTTTCGGGGGTCGATGTGATAAATATAGGAAAGGCAGGGATAAATGGACGTAACATTTCACAAAACATATTTGTATGACCACGTGTGGGGATTACTCGCTGTCGGTGACACCTTCTGCTCATGTAAGGACAACGGACCAATGAATAACAATGTACCACTAAAAGCTCATAAAGGACTTGATAATAAATTAATTTTTAGAGTATTGGGCCCGGACAGAATACCGACAGATATTTCTTGTGATAGCCAGGTTTATGCAAGAATTATTGATCCTGAGAATAGAACAATTTCTTTAGAGAAAATTTGCCGTCTTGGACCAGCCAAAGGTATTATTACATTAGAATTAGATTCCGGTGATCTCGCACTTATTCATGCAGGGCTATATGAATTTGTTTTAATTCAAACAAAGGCGTTTGTTTCTAACGCTCCAGATTATTATATTGAAAAACCACTATATAGTGATTACAATGATAATGTTGCAATGGAGATTGAGATTACGGAGCAAGCACTTAAATCACCACCACCGAGTGTTACAATTTATCCAGAAGATTGGACACCAGATATTATTATATCTACAGCTACTCCACCAGAACCCGCTTTTTATACAAGAAGAATTCCTGGTGCAAGAGTTTTAAATCATATTGATTCAGTTCATACATTTTCTACATATACCTGTGAAGCAACAGGCAGATTAGAAATTTGGGGAAGTTTAGAAGAGTCACCAGATCCTTATGTAGATCATCATCGTTGGTTCAGAATCTATCCTTCGACAATGTCAAAAGATGTTGAATTTTTCTGCTATACCGGAACACAATCTTGGTCATTCGCAGCTAATTTCATGTGGTTGAAGTTTAAATACTTTCCGAGCACGGAAGTTCTTTATCCTGGCATATTAAAGAAATTAATAGTTAGGGCGTAAGATGACTATTTGATTTTCATTACGAAATCTGTTACAATTCGTACATGATTCTCGATATCCTTAAAGATTCAATCCAACAAAATATCGGTCCGTTAAAGCAAGCCCCGAAAGGGTGGAGTAAACGAAACTGTATGCTGTGCCACACCCAAGGGCATGGAAGAGATACGCGCAATCGTTTCGGAATTCAATATAATCCACAGTCTATAGCGGTAAACTGCTTCAATTGTGGATTTTCTGCTGGCTATACAGAAGGTGGAGATTTGTCTAAAGGAATGAAATTCTTTTTAAAACAAATACACATAGGTGACGATTTCATTAAGCAACTTGAATTCGAAATCTTTAGGCAAAAGAATAATATTAAGGAATTAAGAGACGGCGAAGTTTTAGTAGATAAGGAAAGCAAATTAAAAACTTTGTTTAAGCAATGGAAAACAATTGACTTACCAAAGGATTCATTAAAGATAACAGAATGGCTTGAACATGGATTAACAGACCCAAATTTCCTTAAAGTTGTAAATTATGTATTGAGTAGGCACATTTATGATTTAGATGGATTTTATTGGTCTCCCGAAAAATTTAATAATTTAAATCAACGCTTAATTATTCCTTATTATTTTAAGCACAATATAGTAGGATTTACTTCACGTTTATGCTATGATACAGATAATAAAAGTATTCCAAAATATTATCAACAATGCCCATTAGATTTTGTCTATAACCTCGACAAATATGCAGATTGGTCACGTAAATATGTTCTCGTTAACGAAGGTGTGTTAGATGCATGGTGCGTCGATGGCATAAGTACATTAGGCGAGATTGGACAGGCAAAGATAGATATTATTAATAGATTACAAAAGCAAGTAATCGTATGCCCTGATAGAGATAAGAAGGGTGGCGATCTTGTTGAAGCAGCAATTGAAAATAATTGGGCCGTAGCATTTCCTAAATGGAATCGAGGTATAAAAGATGCATCTCAAGCATCGGAAGCTTATGGAAGATTGTTAACCACACATTCTATTATTTCTACCGCAGTGTCTGGAAAGGATAAGATAAAATTAACGTGGGATATTGAACAGAATGTCAGAAAACGCAAGCGAAATTAATGACTATAGCAAGGAAGTAGAAGACTTGTTTATCAATTTTATGGTAAGCAAGCCAGATCTATTCGTTCGCTGTAAAGGTATTCTAAAATCTGTATATTTTGATAATAAACAGAATAGAGATACCATGGCCTTCATTGAGGGTTATAGTGTAGATTTTTCATCTATACCGCCATTACCTGTAATTAAGGCAATGACGCATAAAGACATCATGATGATGGAAGTTGAGGCGGCAATACATGAAGAATGGTTTTTAAGGGAATTTGAAAAGTTCTGTAGACATAAGGCATTGCGCGATGCAATTCTAGCTTCACCTGATTTACTTGATAAGGGAAGATATGGGGAAGTTGAAGCAACTATCAAGGCCGCGGTACAGATTGCCTTGGTTAAGGACCTTGGAACGGATTACTATGCGAATCCGAAGGCTAGGCTCGAAGCCATTCGTGAAGGCCGCGGGCAGGTATCCACAGGCTGGAAAACGATAGATGATAAACTTTATGGTGGTGTGAATCGCGGAGAAATTACTATCTTCGCAGGACAATCTGGAGCAGGTAAGTCGTTATTCTTGCAAAATCTTGCAGTGAATTGGGCATTAGCAGGATTGAATGTTGTTTATTTGTCATTAGAATTAAGTGAACCTCTTTGTTCCATGCGTATGGATGCAATGCACACTGGTTACGAAACACGTGAAGTGATGCGTAACATTGATGACGTTCACATGAA